TATCAGCGGTGAACAGCTTGGCGTACAGACCGGTCTGGAGGATCTCGCGGTGCGTTACCGGATCGACCTCGGCAGCCGAAGTACCACCCTGTGACGTCCAGAGGAGCAGGTCCTGGAAGTCGCGGATGTTCATGAAGAACTTGCTGGTGAGCAGGTCCCACTGATCAACTTCCGACTTGATCTCAACCATGTCAGCGCGCGAGATGCGGGCGCCGAGAACCTGAGCGGTGTTCTCGCCACCGAGAGCGGCATCAGCAGCGAAGTCGAGGGCGGCGAAGAAGTTGGCGTCTTCGGTCGCGGCGATCTCCTGCTTGGCCTTCTGAACGGTACGCTCGATTACGTTGAAGCGGCGCTGGCGAGCCTCACGGATACGAACGAGTGGGTGACAGGCGATATCGAACTCTGGAACGAATACGCGGTCGCCACGGACGGGGCTCTCTGGAACTGCGCCATTGGCCGAGATTACGAATGCAGCAACATCGATGTCGCGCTCGTAAAGGGGAAGAACGCCGGTGGCGAGCTCGTCAACAACGAGGCCGCGGCGAGCAACGCCCGAGTAATCAAGGTTGCGGCGGATTGGCAGAGCCATGGCCTGAGCAAGAGCGACCTTGCCGCCCTGATCGAGGATGGCCTGGCGAACGAGCTCGTCACGCTGCGTCTCGGTGGTCGAAGGACGACCAGCGGCGACGGCGTTCGAGGGCATACCCTCCTCGAGGACCTTGGCAATACGAACGAGGCTCTTCAGTGCGTCACGGGTGGTTAGACCACCGAGCTCGCCTGAGTTATCAAAAAGATTTGACATTTGTTTTTCTCCGAAGTGAACTTTAACTTACTCTTACTTGCACTTTGGGGACAAGAGTCACCAAAATTAATTACGCAAACTTCCTACAGAATTAATAGGAATGCCTAGATAGCTAGGCGTGAATTAATAGCAAAAAGAAAATGGCCCATTTCCGGGCCATTGCTTTTATTGCTGTTCTTCTTGAACATAGTTCCTGGCGACCCACTCGTCTGCCCATGCCTGCGCGGCATCTTTTGATGCCCACGGCAGCAAACTGCCTGGCTCGAATGGCTGCCAAGCAACATGATGCTCGTCTACAAAAATGCTGACCGCGTATGGCGCGATTTCTTCTATCTTTACTTGCAGTTTTTTCATAATTAGCCCCAATAAAACTTCAAACCAGACGTACCACCAGATGGTGGCGGCTCAGGAACATTGCTTTGCAGGACTACTGCAGATGCAACAACTGGACCGAGATTTGCTCCAAAGAACAGACCGCTGGATGAGACAGCTGAAGTCGCCACAGGGTCCGGAAATATCGCAGGAGCGGACGTGCTAGACTGGAAAACAAAGGCGGTTCCTACCGATACGCTGCCCCATGAAACATTGGCGGTAGCAGATTGCTGGTCTGGCAGCGGAACATAAGACACCTCCTGTCTCACGTAAGCTGCTGCGCGTACTGCTGACGTACCCGTGCTGCTAGTAGTGTTAAAAAAATAATCCATGCGCTATGTTCCTGGTACCGCAAGCACTGAGAGAAGGCCCGTAGAGAATATTGAGATCGGAACAAGCGTATCTCCAGAAGTGCTGGTGACAGTCGACGCTGATGGTGATCCGCCTGTGAAAGAAAAGTTCGTCGAGTCGCGATTAAGTGTTACGCCAAGCGCAACGCGGGCGCCGGTTGTGTCATATGCATTTACTATTATGTTCGAATTTACTGGCGTGCCGGCGTACGTGTACGCGCTTTGTGCAAAGGATACAACGATATTAGCTGCTGCGCCTGATGGCTCGAAGACATACAGCTGCTGCTGATTGACAGGGACCCCCGCTGCTGGACCGGCATAGGTACCGCGGTTAGTAACCCATATGCGACCAAGCGTGTCTACTCCTACGTCCTGAACCTGCACGTCTTGCGTCGACTGAAATGTCCAATTAGTGGACGGATTCCACTGATAGAACATAATTCTATCATCATAAATTATGGCAATTCTCTTTTGATCATTATCTAGTGGGAAAAAGCTCCTAACGCGACCGGCACTTCCTGCAGAAATCTTTTGCAAGAACGTTGCATGATGTTTGCTCTCTAGTCTCCACAGATATAGGTTCATGACACTTGAGTTAAGAGTGGCTCCTGTTCCTGACTCCGACACACCCATGCAAAGGTAGTTCGTGCTGGCGTTCTCAAATACCCACATGCGCGTCGGACAGCCAACAACTACATTTCTGACAGTGACGTCGTTGCCACCAGAAGAAATAGAATTCACATCTAGAGTTAAGAACTCAAATTCTGTGGCAACCCTCGTTCCTGCTCCAGCGCCAGTCAGATCTATTGAGTACCCATCCACTGCATTTTGATATGTGGTCGCTATCTTGCTAATATTTGCAGATTGCCTAATGGTCCAGTAATCTCTTCCGGTCTCTAATGGAGTTGGCACCGCAGCACCAGTGCCGGTAGCAGTGAAGCGCACTACTGATAAGGCAGGTATGTCCGCCGATGTCGTTATGGTATTTGCGACCGTGTCTACTGCGCTAATCGTATATGCTGTGCTAATTGGGGTTCTAGTGGGAGTAGAGTTAAGATTGCTTATGGTACCTATTGCAACCTTAAAACCTGGCAAGCCAGTGGTTGTTTCATTCGTACTGCTCAGAACTGGCATATAGAAATATACTTCATTTGAGCTAGCTCTTATATGATTACTAGGAGAGCACCCAAGAGTCGAGAATGCTGCCATGCCTGAGGCAGGCAAGAAGGTTGTCGCAACATCAAGCCAAGTGCCAAGGTCTGTGACAGCGCCAGTATTTCTGCTATAAAAGGCAATTCTTGTATCATTGTATAAGTTGGTGGCACCAAATCCGTTCTGCCATGGAGATAATACTACAACAACCCAGTCATCTCCAAAATACGGCACGTGTAGCTGGTGCCACCAGTTCCATGCACTATTTGTCCCCACTACTCCGCTTTCAAGTAATGTTCCTATGGTAGGGGCAGTAAAGCCTGATGCAGAGTCTGCACCTACTCCGAACGAATGTGGGCAAACGGCAAACCATCTGTTGTTTTGTGATGGCAGTAGAAAACCATAGTATGAGTAAGTGCCGCCAATTGATCCAATATTGTCATCTATCACCCTAAAGCTTTCATCAAAAGATGCTATAGCATTGTTGGCGCCAGAAGTATTGCCCCATGAGTAAAATCTCTCATAGGCCGAAGAGTATACTACAGGCCCTAGAACGCTCTGTCCACACATAGTACGAGTAGTATCGTATGCCTCTCCTGCTGTAGAGCCGAACGGATAAAGGCCTGTGTAGCCTCGAGAGTATACTCTCGAGAGAGACAGCTGCTGAGATGGGAATCGGCCGGAGGAAGAGGTCGTTGTCGCAGGCGGCCATGATGTTGGTCCCTGTGAAAAAGCAATCGGGGAGAGATTAGTTGGAGTGTACTCCTGGCCTTCTATATACAAGCGACCATCTACCTCTATCACCGTCAGTTTATTATCTCTGCGTACATCACAAACATATGGCATTTCTTACTCCATTTACTTAATCAGGCTATCTCCGGATTTACAATCCCGGCGACCTACTGCTACAACTATTTGAGCGGATTAATAGCAAAAGAAAAAGGCCGCTAGAAGCGGCCCATTTCTCATACCATTAAGGTATTGCTCAGGTCAGGGCCTTGCCGGCAGCGCCGAGGAACATGATCTTGACGCGGTCTGGAGCATTGGCACCGCCGACAAGACGAGCTGGCGTGGTGACAAGGCTGGACGACTGCGAGAACTCGACGAATACTGCGCAGCCGCTGTCGGCGAGAGCACCGAGGCCACCGTTACGCTGCAGCTTGCCCTGCGCGGTGAAACCGAGAACCTTGCCAGGAACGAGAGCCGAGCTGGCGAAGTCCGAAGCCACTGCATCGAGGGTGACTTCGTAGAGACCGGGCTTGTCCCACAGGGTGACCTTGCCCGAAGCAGTCGAGGTGTGCGGGCCGAGGACGGCGCCGGCGCTGACAACGAGACCGGTCTTGCCGCCTACTACCGTGCCGAGCATGGTGAAGTAGTCGGGACCAGTGCCCTCGTCGGCGAGAGCAACGAAAGCGTGCGCTGCGAGCGAAGCCTTCTGAGCAACTGGACGACTGGCGGTCGCCTCGAAGGTGTAGCCGTCGAGTACGTCGGGAGCAGCAGTCTCCGTCTCTGAGTTGGTCGTAGCAGCTGAACCGAGTGTCATTACCTCGCCGCCCTTGATGGTGGCGAGCTCGGTGTCGAGAACGTCAAAAAGACCTAGCGGCTGGATGCCGGGTTGAACAGGATATAGAGCCATTTTAATTACCTCACTTATTTCGTTTAAAGTGGCCAGACTGCGTCTCGACCTCTAAAACATCAGTTATTACACTATTTATTAGCTGATCCTCTCATGATTGCGGCGATTTCCGCTTCTTTGTTGCGATAAAGATCATTCACGTCTTTGATAACGTCGCCAGTGGATTTCTTTAGAGAGTCGACGCTAATGACTTGTGCAAGATTCGTGTCCACGCGCAGCCATAGCCGGACGTATGCTCGCAGTGCCTCCATTGTTGGCGCATCCCACTTGCCAGTTAGAGCCAGCTTTGGATTGAAGCCTGCATCAGATGCCTGAAAATCGTTTATTGCTGCTTGAACCTCTTTGACATGGTCTGGGTCATCGCTAGAGAGAGCTACTGGGCTTGCGGCAGACTGCTGTGAACCTGCGGCGGCGGCGCTGCCGCCACCAGATGAATAAAAATTAGCATTGATTAGGGCTGATTTTCTTGCTCCGGCAGCTGCGCGAATAGCATCCATTAAAGCCTTTACTTCTGGCCACTTTGAATCAAGCTTGCCTCCAAGCTCTTCATCAAATTCTGCCTTTGAGTCTTCGACATCTGCCATTGCTGCAATCACTTGTCTAACATCTACATCAAATGTAGTTTTTTCTTTTATATCTTCTAGAGCGCGGTTAGCTACTGCTATCGAGTCGTCTATTTCAGTCATGCTCGTAGCGATAATGCTCATATTAGCTTTGCCCGATAGACTTGCTTGCTGATTTATCGTGGCCATGTTCTTAGATATTGATTCTAGCTCTTTCCTTATTCTTTCTGCGGCTTCTCTCCTCTCAGGATCGAGGCCCTGGTCGCGCAATAGGTCTTCGGTTGCTTCTGTTGCATCTGCAACATCCTTCTTAAAGTTTTCCTGCCATGCGCCGAGCAGCGTCTCGTTGATGATGTCATATATAAATATGCCAGTACTTGCTCCGGCAATTATAGCACCTGCAGTAACAGTAGCCGGGGCCCCCAATACAGCAGCAGCGGCGCCTACAGCACCAGCTCCTGCTAGACCTATGGTTGAAGTCCAATCTTTATCAAGGGCGCGCGCTCCAATGGTGACTACATCGAATATAGGACCAAGAACGCTGAGTGCTTTGAATAGTTTGCCACCAGCCTTGGTCGCAGCATCCTTGGCAGCCTCAAGAGGAGCGATAGCCTTGGCGGCATCATTTGCTTCCTCAACCTTTTCAGTAACCTTGGCTATAGCAGTTGTGGTCTTTGCCTGGTCAGCCTTTTCAGCGGCCTTTGCTGTATCAGCTGCGGCCTCTGCTGATGCCGAGGCAGAAGAGGGCGGGGCATCCTCTGACCCAACTCCTCCTGATGGAGGCGGATTAGATGATGAAGCTGGTGGGATTGTTGACGAAGACGTCGAGCCGTAGTCGCCCGCTGCCTGCGAGGCTGTCGAGCCGTAGCTTCCCGCTGTTTCGCTAACATAATCAATTATTTCGGGAACGGCTGCCTTTTTTTTTAAATTGCCTCGCCTTTCTAACACCGCAAGCCAGTCGGCGGCAACCTTGCGGACCGCTGCTGCTTCGTTAAAAAGATCATGCGACTCCAGGACCTCGGCAGTCTTTTCAAAGTCTGCCATTGCATTGGCGACAAGGCCCTGATACGGAAACGCAGAAGGACGACGATTTAATGCGTCGATTATCTGCTCCTGGACCTGTTCTGGATTACCTACACGGCCACCAAGGCCATCAGACTCGGCGACGAAGACCTCTTCTGGATGAGCCTCTTCTATGACGCTCTTTTTGTTCTTTTCTTTGCGGGGGCGCTTGGCTCTGATCGCATCCTCTTTGTCAGCCGCTTCTGCAACCAGTTTGTGGCGGGCAGCTGATCTGGACTCGCAAAGAAGCTTTGCAAATTCTTTCTCTATATTGTCAGCAATAGACATAAATACTCCAGTGTTAACGAATTACTTCAGCGCGGACCAAAAGTTCTTTTTAGTATTGTACGCATATTCTGGTGCAGGTTGCCTGTCAAGGCAGGATCAGATGTCAGCGTGGATGAGCTTGATGATTTGCCAGCAGCGGCCTCGCCGGATGCGGGGGCGGAGTCTCTGTCTCCGCTAAAAAAATCGCTAACTTTTGCCGCGCCTGCCAGACCAGCAACACCAGTACCAAGGCCAAGAGCTATACTGAGCGGCTTTCCTATACCTGGAAAATTCCACAACCATTTCATCATTTTCATCAAAGTGCCAGCGGGCTTGGCAGCAATGCCAGCGACGTCACCAAGCCTCTCCGCAGCCGTTAGACCACTTTTCTTTGAAAAGATCTTAAATACTTTGCCGATTAAACTGGCCTCTGTCTTTTCTAAGCTGGGCAGTCTTCTCGCTTTGTTCTCCCTAAAGTTATTCAAAAGCCTCTGGCCCTCTTTAGGATCTAGATCAAGTTTTTCTAACATTCTGGCAATATCTGATTCACCATAATTGTCAGCCAGCATCCTTGCAGCCTCAGAGTCTTTGCCCCACAGCCCGACCTCTGCATTTGCGATCTCCTTGAATCTATCTAATGCCCGCTTGTCTGGCTTTGGCTTTCGTAGCTCTTCAACAAGCCTCCCTACCTCGTTCGGCGTACCCGGCTTATGAACATATTCCGCGACTTCTGTAAAACCAATTGTTTTTCCCCGTACTCGAATCTTTTTTACCTCTTCAAATACCGAGGGATCTGATTCCTTGATAGCCTTAGCAAAAGGCATATCATCTATGACCTCGTTTGGAGACTGGGCCTGGATGCCCTCAAGCGCATCATATATTGCTTTTTTATAACCGATGTCTGGCGACTTGGCAAACTCGCCAAGCTCTCTCGTGAGCTGGAGAACTTTGCTAGCATTATTGCCGGATTTCGCTTCGTGTATCCCATTTAAAAGATCTATGATAATCTTATCATGATCTGGCCCTGCCTTTTTAAAAAGCCCAAAGGAGATGTTTCTAGCATTCCTAGTCTCGGAAGCATATCCCGCCGGAGGTCTAAAGGCCGGATCTTTCGCCATCTCTTCAAGAATTCCTATTACGTCAGCCTCTGAAACACCAAGCTCGCGCTTGACCTCATTCATCATGGTGTCAAACTCTGGCTCTGGCTTACCAGATTCTTTGTATGCCTTAAATATTTCTTTTATTTCGCTCATTATTTCTGCTTCCTAAGGATTGGCCAGATTTTACCACTATTGCTATTAAAAGCTGTACGCCATTCTTGATGCACTTCTCCGCTGTCCGCAGTTCCCTTGTAATACTTTGACGTGTCTTCTGGAACAATTCTCCGTCCCAGCCAACCGCCTGCGGCCATGAGCACCTTTCCCACCTCTTGTGCCTGTTCATTTGTCCAATTTTCTCTTGGAAAATCTTTGTCGACGGCGACATCCTCGCTGCTCTTCATTAACTCCAACAGAGACTGTGGATTCGTCCTATAAGAGCCGGACGCCTCATCTAGATAGTCATACAATGACTCGTATGCATACGTTAAACCCTGTATAATGGCTTGTGGCAATTCATAGGTTGCCATCTCTGACCCGTAGGCTTCCTGAGTTGCCCCTGATGAGAATTTTTCCGGCAGGTTCATCTCTTTTCTTTTCCTCGCGATCTCTTCCTTTACTGCAGTATGCAGCTTCTTTAAGCTGTCCACAAGTATTCTATGAATTTCAGATATTATAGCCTTGACTTCCTCGTACTTATCTGGCGATGAAAGGCCGATCATTTTAGGAATAGGTGGGCCGGCGGGCAACCCGCCTGTCTCAACTCCATTTCTAATCGCACGAAAACGTCTAAGGGCCTCTGCGCCAGAAAGCGCAACCACTTTTCCGCCATCGGCCTTCTTGGACATGTCAGGTGGCAAAGCGCCAATCAGTCCGGCCATGCTGAACTCTACACCTCCGACTGGCACAGTTACCATGTCCCGTACTGGTTCAAATGGTGGACCTGCCTCGGACTGAGCTGGGCCAGGCTGAGCCGCTTCTGATTTGCCAGGAAGGCCGATTGCTGTCTTAAAGGCATCAGTAGGTCTTCCTTTGCTATCCAGGGGATCTTTTATCCCTAGCTTGGCAGCAATAGCCTTGACCGCCCCCTTTGTTTTGCCGGCATAAACGCCGTCAATGCCTGTTTTGCCAAGATCTATTGATACACCAAGTTCTTTGGCCTTGTCTATTAGTTTTCTCTGTAGGTCGAAAACCCAATCCTGGGCAGTTAGCTTGGTGGCACCTGAGCCCTTGCCTGGTTTTGGCTTGGCACCGGTCGATGCCGGCTCCGGAATGTCATCTATTGTAAGATCTGGCATACGACACCATCCTGTTTATCCGAAAGAGCATCAATCCAAAGCTGAAAACGGGTCTTCTTTGGCCCTTTTCTCTTTCAATAGATCAATTTCAGCCGAAACATCGTTTATTGTCTTTAAAGCCTGGCTATGCAGGTTGCTCCAAGCTTTAACTATCTCTGGGTTATTTGTCCTGGCACCAACTGTTTGCTTGTTATCTCTATATCCATATTCTTTCTTAAGAAGAGCAATTGGCCTTGCCGCCAAAAACTTTTCTCTTATTATGGTCTCCTGCGAACCAGAAACATTCTTGCCATACTTGTCTAAAAATTCTTTTACCTTGCTCATGCCGTCTAGTACAAATGCGGCATATGGATCATCTGGCATGCTGGCCTGATCTGGCTGTGCCTGTAGAGGATATTGCTCCGAGATGCCTTTTTTAACATCGCCAAGATGCTCTCGCAGGCCACTTATCTGCTGCTTTACGCGCTGCACAAATACATGATTCGTTTTAAACTTGCCAGCTTTCACACCCTCTTCTATCCCAGACATCACCTTGGACTGCAAATTCTCTAGGTCAACCAAAATATCTTCAACTGCTTTACGGCCGCCGTTTTTACTAGACCAGTAAGTCTGCTCTCCATACTGCTTAGACCCATCCTGAATTTGTTTTAGTTTTCCTTTTATCCCCTCTAGGCCTGGGATATAAAGATCTAAGCCGGGCTGATAACCGGTGTTCTTTATCATCTTAGTAAGTGAACTTGAAACACTCCCATCTATATCCGCTATTGCGTCAGCAATATCCGTCTCAGGATTCTCTTGCATAGTGATAGCTATCTTCCTTATTTCACCAATGTTTCTGGCAATAACAGAGTCTTCAGACGATATTCTGACCAAGACATCTTCTAGGATCTTTGCGACCTTGTATCTTTTTGAGCTCATATGTTGCCTCAAACAATCTTTCTAGCGGCAATCCTAAGAGCGCTGCCCTGCTCTGCAAATCCGGCCTTCTCGGCCTGCTCGGCAACCTTGACAAGCTGAATGGCAACGCCGGCCAGCTTCTTGCGCTTGGCATCGCTAAGCGTCTTCATTGCGGCAGCCTGGCGATCTTCGAGCGTCATTACTGTCGCGTCAATTCCATCAAGCTTGACCGACTTTGGGTGAGCCTCGTCAAGGATCTTGCTGAAGTAAGCCTCAGCGCGCTTGTTTAGCTCGCTCTGAATATCAACGTCCTCGCGCGCAGCATCCTGCTTAAAGACGCTCTTTGGCATGGTCGTCTGACCAGCCATCTTCTTCTGAACTTCGGCAAGAATGCCGTCGACATCAACAAACTTAGACATATTTCACCCGTTCTTAAGCTCTCTGATGCGAGAGGCTGCTAATTCAATCATGTATGCTGCAGCTTGATTATTAGCAACTAGGGATGCAGCCTTATCTAGTTTGCCTGATATTTCGTCTAGCTGTTCATCAGTCAAGTCGTCCTCAAAGACTTCTTGTTCCTGCTTATCCGATTCTGTCTCGGCTGGAGAAGAGCCGCTTTTAAAATTTAGAACTGTTTTGCGGAGGGCGTCGTATGCATCTGGCCCTCCATTTATAACACTGAGAATAAGATGCTCTTTGTCGCCTTTTGGATTGCGTGGCGGCGGTACGCAGAACTCTGAGCACCCAGCGGCATCTGTCATAGATACGCAAAACAGATCATTCATCTGATCCAGCCACACGTCGATGGTAACTGAATCGTCATGCTTGCCGGCTTCTGCCATCATTGTGCTCAGCCAATTGTCTACGTCTGTGGCGATGAACTTGCGGTTGCGGTGCGAATTGCTTTGAACAAGGGCGTCTGACCATGCAGAAACAAACGGATCGCGGCGATCCATTCCTGAATCAGCCTCAAACATACGCGCAAATGATGAAAGATCTTTTTTCATAAACTCCTCAGAGCCACATAAACTCAAGCATTGGATTCACACTAGTAGGCGGAACGCATACCATCGCAACTGCGGGCTGAGCATCCATCAGCTGCTCTGAAGTAAGCCGCCCGCCTGAACTAACATAAAGTGCGGCATTAAGCGGATACGGCACGGCCGTTTCATACTGATCTGTTGCAAAAATGCAACCGCTTGGATTTGGCCATACGGTAACCTTATTGCTGCCTAGTGTAGTATCGTCTCCTGGTCTGTTTGGCACATAATACGAATATCTAACGCGTATCATTACGCTGTCATTAGTCGTAGATATAGGGCTAAGCTTTGCATTGAGAGCAGTGCCTGCAACTACGTTAACTGCGCCATTAACAGCAATAAGCTCTACACCAGGAATATCTGATGCAAAGCTGTGCTGCAGCACATTTGCATTCTTAAGGAATGCAACCTTGTTGATGGCAAGCGTTGGCACTCCGGTAGACATATCTATTTCGGAAGAATCCGGCGTTATAACGACGATTTCGTCAATAGATGGACGAACATGCGCTACCTCTCGCACGTCCTCTATTATTCCAAATGGCGCAATGCCATCGCTAACGCCAAGAACAATCTCATTGCCGATGAGCTTGTGCTGAGCAATCATGCCCGGCAAAAACGTGGCATTTGGATCAAGAGGTCGCTGAGTAGGCCAATTTCTACCTACGTGAATTGGCCTAAGCATCAGTCCTCCCCTAGCACACTGGCCATCTGGCCAAGAAGCGAGTCAACCCTGGCGGCCAGAGGGCTGCCAGCGGCATCAAGCTCATTTGCGGTGTTTGCCAGCTGCGCAGCAACTCCTGCAAAATGCCCTTCTACCTTGGGCGAGTTCTCTACTAGGGCGTCCTGCATGCCCTTGGCAATCTCATCTGCGACATTAATTGACGACATCTGCTACCTCACTTTCCTCAAACTCTATCCAAAAAAAGCATATATAACCCTGTATTTCTTCTGGATCTAGGCCCAACTCTTTCAGCTCTTGCATCTCTGCCTGCATCTCAAGCTGGTTTAAGTCAAACATAAACGCCTCGCTCGGCTTATATGTTCCTTTGCAATAAATTTCGGTCCGCTAGACGGACACAAATATTTACATTTATTGATCTGCCGCCGGAAAATATAAAAAAGAAGTCCCCGCCGAAGCGGGGACAACTCTTTACTTAAGGCAACTTCGTTCAGATATCGAACAGCGCCTTGCCTAGGCTGCGCCAGTCGCGAACATCGACCGAGCCATTATCCGAAGCCGTACGGGTGTTAGCAGCTTCGCCGCCATCAACTACTCCCATCTGCGGAACAACGCCTGCTGTACGGACTGGAGCCTTAACGCTGCTAACCATGCGCTTAAAGCTGTCGAAGTTCGTATCGCTGCCGTTTGCCAGCGTGTCAGCGCACTCATCAAGAGCGGCGCGGCCGGGGCCGATCAGGTTGCGAGCCTGAGCGTCGATTGCTACGGCATATGCACGCTTGTAGCGGAAGCCAACGTCCTCTGTTGCCGAAGCGGACTTCTTGAACTCTGCAACAAGACCCTTCGCGAAGTCGGCGTCGGCGCCGGCGAAGTATTCGCGGTAGTACTTAACGGCCTCTGCATCGACTGCTGCTACAGCGACAAGAGCATCAAGCTGCGAATCCTTTAGGGTGCCTACGCGTACTGCCTCTGCAATACCGGCAGCAGCCTTCTTTGTCTTCTCGCCAAGAACATCGAGAACCTTGCTCTGGACTTCGAATACGCTCTCAACGACGTCGCCGTCATCCGAGACCTTCATACCGAGGTCGAGCTTGCCCTCGCCCTTGCCGTGAACATTCAGCATTGGATCTGAGGTGACCATATCGGCCTTTGCAGCGCGAGCAACGAGCTGCTGGCGCATGGCGGCGCGAGCCGCGAGCTTGGCATCCATGGCATCTGACTCTTCTTCTTCCTTCTCGTCCTCGGACTCCTCACCCATATCCTCGACCTTCTCTTCGAGATCCTCGAGCTCCTTGCGGAGATCCTCAAGAGCCTTCTCTAGGTCATCGTGCTTTGGATCGCCACCCTCGGCGTGCTCCTCGATTGCCTCCTCAACTTCCTCGGCAACCTCCTCGAGCTCCTCCTCGTCGAGTACATACGAGCCACCATCGCAGGCATCGGCGTACTCGGCAATGCGCTCATTTGCCTCGATGACGGCAAGGTGACCATCACGAATTGCTGCACGGGCAGCGAGACGGACGGCTGGGGCGCCCAGGTCGGCATCTGCCGCAAGGTAACGGATCTCGCTGGCGAGCGAAGCAAGTGACGAGTGAGCCTCGAACATGCCGCGATCAAGCGAAGCCGTGGCCGCAAGAACGTCTACGTTATCGACGCCCTCATCCGAACCCATGACAATATCCTTGAGGTTCTGCA